GGATTTGCATCATTGAACTCACCAATTGGAACATCTGGATCAGTTCTTCCAATTCCAACATTTATTAGTTCATCTTGGATTTCTGGAAGTACTCGTGGATACAGTACACAAGCAACATACAATGTAAATGAATTCTACGGATTCCAATACTCAGATACACCTAACACCAATATGTCTTACTTGGCACCACTTCCAAGTGGTTCAGTAACACGCGGTGCAGCATTTAACCTTGAAAATCTTCCAGCAAATGAATTGTATGATGATGCTGGAAACGCTGTAGCAGTTGCAAACTTCTTAACAACGCCATCAGTTACGGCATATTTGAAGTTTACTGTACCACTTCAAGGTGGATTTGATGGTGATAACCCAGCACGTTATATCAACATGTATGACGGTATTACATCAAATAACACACAAGGATTTAACTTACAAACTGCAACAAGTGCAGGTTCACGAGCATATAAGAAAGCATTAGATGCAATTAGCAATCCTGATGCATACGATATTAACTTGTTGGTACTTCCTGGTGTTGTGTATGAATTACACCCGTACGTAGCTAACTACGCATTGAGTGTATGTGAACAACGTGGTGATTGTTTCTATATTATGGATTTGACACAAGCAAGTTCAACAATCACAACCGCAGTCAACCAAGCAGCATTACTTGATAGTAACTACGCAGCAGCATACTACCCTTGGATTCGAGTACTAGATGATAATACAAACAAATTCGCATTTGTTCCACCATCAGCAGTACTTCCAGAAGTATACGCATATAGTGACAACACAGCAGCAGAATGGTTTGCACCAGCAGGTTTGAATCGTGGTGGAATCCCAGGAGCAGCAGGTGTTAAGTTACGTTTAAGTCAAGTACAACGTGATGAATTGTATGATGGTAAGGTCAACCCAATCGCACAATTCCCAGGACAAGGTATTTGTGTATGGGGTCAAAAGACATTACAACGTCGCTCATCAGCACTTGACCGTGTAAACGTTCGTCGCTTATTAATCGCAGTGAAGAAGTTCATCGCAAGTTCGGCACGATTCCTCGTATTTGAACAAAACGTTGAATCAACTCGTCGTCGTTTCTTGAACATCGTCAACCCATATTTGGCAAACGTCCAAGAACGTTCAGGTCTATACGCATTCCGTGTCATTATGGACGAAACCAATAATACACCAGACGTAATTGACCGTAACATCTTGGTTGGTCAATTGTATCTCCAACCAACAAAGACTGCTGAATTCATCAAACTCGAATTCAACATTCTCCCAACGGGTGCTACATTCCCTGGGGCTTAATAAAATAGGTTATATTTTTAACAAACTGACTATTTATAGTTAAATCCGTTAGGAGATACGAATGGCAAACAATATAGTAGCCGAAAATGAAATATTTTTTACGGCATTTGAACCAAAGGTTAAAAATCGCTTTTTAATGTTAATTGAAGGAATCCCAGCTTACATCGTTAAGAAAGTAACCCGTCCTGAAATTCGTCAAGATACGATTAAGGTTCCACACATCAATACCGTTCGCTTTGTCAAGGGTATTTCTGTATGGCAACCAATGACCCTTACGTTGTACGATCCAGTAGTTCCATCTGGCGCACAAGCAGTAATGGAATGGGTTCGTCTACATCACGAATCAGTAACAGGTCGTGATGGATACGCGGAATTCTATAAGAAAGATTTAACCCTTCAAGTTCTTGGACCAGTAGGTGATAAGGTTGAAGAATGGATCATCAAGGGTGCACAAATTACACGTGCAACATTTGGTGATTTGGAATGGGCGGAAACCACAGACAATGTGGCAATCGAACTAGAAATTCAACCAGACTATTGTGTATTGAACTACTAATCAGTAGTTAAAAATAGAAGGTGTGTCTCACTGTCTGATACTTATATAGAGTATAATTGGGCAGTGGGACACTTTCTTTTTTGGGTATAAGCTATGGCAGAACTTACCGAATTCAATGTAGGTCAAGGTGAAACATTTCGTATCGCAGCAACGATTATCAGCGATAGTGGAAGTATCCCACTTAATATAACAAATTATACGTTTAGTGGTCAAGTTAGAGAAAACTACACCACGGATGAAGTCGCTGCCACATTTACCATAACAAAACTACCACCATTTAATTCTGGGTCGGTTATGGTAGAGTTAACACCAGACCAAACGCTAGCATTGACCCAGAGAAAATACGTGTATGATGTAAATATGGTCAGCGGATCAGTTACTCCAATAAAACGAAGAATCTTAGAAGGAGCATTGACTGTACGCCCCACAGCTACGAGATAATTAATGAGTGGATCATTACGTCCAATTAATTTAGGTGTACCAGATATAACAGTTGTAGTCAGAGAAAATAGTGACGCTAATAAAGTTTTAGTAGATGTACCAAATATTAGTGTTAATATTGAAACATCACCTGATTATAAGGTAAGTGTACAACCCAGTTCGTTAGTAGTTCAACGAACGGGGTCTTTACCGTCGCTGGCGGTATCTGCATTATTTGCAAACACAGCGAGTTATGCACTTGGAGTTAGTGGTTCAATTGACAACGCGACATCCGCATCTTTTGCAACCACGGCAAGTTATGCGGCAAATGCAGCAAGTGTACCCGCAGGAACTGTCAGTAGTTCTGCCCAAGTAGTAACATATGTTAGTGGTTCTACTATCGTTCCGAATCGTGTAGAATCCAATGAATATAAGTTAATCGCGGGGGCTGTATCCTTAGTCTTTACGGGATCAATTACATCGGGTATTTTCGGAGCAACAGAATATGTACTACCTTTCATCCCCACTAGCAGCTTCTGTGCCACGACGGTTGAGTATGTCGCCTCCCGTGTTGGTGGCCTTCGTGTAGGTGTTATTTTGGCAGGATGGAGTGGTAGTAATACGACAGTTACAGACATATCCAGTACGGATGTTGGAGATACCTCAGATATACGGTTTTCGTTGGTCCAAAGTGATGGTTATATTAAACTACGGGTAGAGAGTCTAGGTAGTGGATCATATCCGTGGACAGTTCAGAGTTTGTTTAAACTATTTCCCTTTTTATCATAATATTTAACTATTTATAGATTAGATATTTCGCATCGTTTTGGAGAACCCCGATGGCAAATGAATTTGTAGCACGACGAGGTATTATCGCCCAATCTGGCGGGGCAAAAATCACTGGATCCTTACTGGTTAGTGGTACAATCGACGCAACAGGATATAATATCATTGCATCGTCACTTACTGGATCGTTCTCTGGTTCAATTGGTACCGCAGTAAGTGCGTCCTATGTACTGCCATCTGGACTACCACTGGGTACAGTATCGGCATCTTCGCAAATTGATTACAATTCAATACAAAATAAACTCAGTGGTGTAGTATCATCCTCAACACAAGTTCAACCATTATTACCCGCAGGAACAGTATCAAGTTCAACACAGTTTAATAGCCTAACTAGTCCATTCACTGGTTCATTTACTGGATCATTTAGAGGTGATGGATCTGGTTTAACTGGTGTCACCGCGGCAGGTACAGTTTCCTCCTCTGTACAAATTGATATAACACAAACTACGGGTTATACAACATTTAGTCAATCGTTGGCAACTGTTGACCAGAATCAACAAGCACAACTTGGTGCATTGATGGCGAGCACCAGTTCCTATGCATTACAAAGTCAACTAGCGGGTGTTGCTTCAAGCAGTGGTCAAGTTAAAGCGTATTTACCAGATGGTACAGTATCATCATCCGCACAATATCCTGGATGGGTAACTGCGTCAAGTCAAATTGATTATAACAACATTCAAAATAAGTTAAGTGGTGTTATTAGTAGTTCAACACAATTTAACGCATTATCTAATACTTCGGCATCATTTGCTGTTACAGCCTCGTTTGCAACAAACGCAACAATTCCAGCAGGAACGGTATCAAGTTCAGCACAATATCCTGGTTGGGTAACCGCATCATCACAAATTGATATCACACAAACTACTGGTTATTCCACATTTAGTTCGTCACTATCCACGGTTGATGCAAACCAACAAGCAGAAATAAACGCACTAAAAAATGTAACTGGTTCGTACGCAACCACAGGTTCAAATACATTTAGAGCAGACCAAATCATTACAGGTTCGTTGTTTATTAGTCAGAACTTAGTGGTACAGGGTTCATCCTCTATTAGTTTTATTTCACAAAGTACGTTAAATATCGGTACCAATGTTATTACCGTTAACACACTCACTCCTAGTACACGATTTGGTGGACTATCGGTAATTGATTCAGGATCATCACCACAACGCAGTGGGTCATTGTTCTTTGACTCAACCAATGACCAATGGATATTTATCCATCAAAACCAAACTACCCCAACATCATCCATATTGATAATGGGGCCACAGACTTTTAACAACATTGGAAACGAAACAAGTCTAACTACCAATGTTGTTCCTAAGTCAATTAATGCAGAACACATCGGTGATTCACAAATTAGTGATAACGGTATTACGGTATCTATCACTAATGGATTAAGTGTTGGTACAAACCTTAGCGCGTCACAAGCAGATATTACTACTGTCCGTGCAACAACAATCACGGCGACAGGTAACGTAAGTGCAAGTACCAGTGCATTTATTAATAATGCAATTTATTCTGGTAGTATGGTTACAAACATTGTTGGTCCTGTATCAAATCAAGTGGTAGCGTCACTTCCCGCAGCAAGTTGTGATGGTGTATTCTTTGATTACATTGTTAAGGACGGTACAAACTCTCGAACAGGAACCGTAATGGTCATAGAAAATGGTACAGCTGTAGAATTTACGGATGTATCAACAAATGATATTGGTAATACTGCACAAGCAATATTTACAGTGGATATTGTTGGTGGACTGCTCCGATTGAAGTTTACTAATAGTTCTGGTACGTGGACAGTTAAAACCATAATCAGAGCATTGTAATAAGTAATTAATAGTAAAGGGGTGGGTACTAATCCTACCCACCCCTATTTTTTTAAAAAACCTTTGGAAATGTGAAAAAGGGATAATATGCCAAATGAATTTGTAGCCCGCAGAGGTTTAATATCTAGCGGAAGTATCAATGTATCGGGATCTGTTACCGCATCGTTTTTTAGAGGTGATGGTAGTCAACTCACAAACATATCGAACGCAGCATTACCTGGTGGTGTGGTTTCTTCATCAACACAATTACCAGCGGGTACTGTTTCTTCATCGGCACAATATTCAGGATGGGTCACCGCATCATCACAAATAGATTATAATAACATCACTAATAAATTAAGTGGGGTTATTAGTAGTTCGACGCAGTTCAATGCGTTAGCAAGCACTTCGGCATCATTTGCAGCAACCGCATCATTTGTTAATACATTATTACAAACCGTTAGTGCATCGGGTAATATAGTTGCGGGTGCCAACCTCATATCAAATAATTCAATTGGTGATGAAGGTGGAGAAATTTTACTAGCAAAACCACAAACCAACACTGGAATAGCTGGAACTGGTGTAACCATTGACATTTTTCAAAATAAATTACGATTTTTTGAACAAGGTGGTAGTGCTCGTGGATTCTTCGTAGATGTGACTTCCGGATCCGGAGCAGCGGGAACAAACTTACAAGCAGGAACTTCTGCCGTTTCCTCATATACAAATGCAACCGATAATCGTGTAATAACATCAACGGGTGCTGGGGGAATAAACGCAGAATCTACCCTCACCTATGATGGAACAGTATTAGCAATTAGTACAAATAATGCAAAATTTTTACAAGGTGGTGATGATTCGGCATTACACGATATAAACGTAGCAAATACATTGGGTGTGTATGGTGTGCAAGATAGTACGGTTGGTGCTATTAAGTTGGGAAGTAATGGTCAAGTTATCTATTCTAACGCAACTGGTGTAGGTATTGGAACTATTACACCTGGTGCATTGTTACATGTACAAGGTACTGCTTCCGCATCATCATTTATCGGACCACACACAGGATCAATTTTATCCCCAGGTGTTGTTTCTGCATCATCACAATACCCAGGATGGGTCACCGCATCTAGTCAAATTGATTACAATAGTATCACCAATAAATTATCGGGTGTTGTTTCTTCATCCGCACAAGTTCAACCATTACTTCCTGGTGGTACCGTTTCATCGTCATTACAATATCCTGGGTGGGTAACTAGTTCTGCACAAATTGTTGTACAAAACACTACGGGTATTGGTGCATTAGCAACTACGGGATCGAACACATTTACAGCAAATCAAACCATCACGGGTTCATTATTTATTAGTCAAAACTTGGTGGTACAAGGGTCATCCTCTATTAGTTTTATTTCACAAAGTACCTTGAATATTGGTACCAATGTTATTACGGTCAACACACTCACTCCTGGTACACGATTTGGTGGATTAGAAGTAATTGATTCTGGTTCCTCACCACTACGTAGTGGGTCACTCTATTTTGATTCTATTAATGACCAATGGATATTTGTTCACCAAAATACCGCCGGCGGCGTAACATCGT